TGGGCTTGGCGAGAATATACTGGCATCAATCGCCACGATAAGCATATGCACGTCAGCTTTACTCCAAAGGGTGATCAAGATAGTTCGTTCTTTAATATCCCAATGATAGGTGGCACAGTATGAACATGAAACATCCAATCGTTATCTCAGTCGGAGCGTTCCTTGCAGTTTGGGGAACTACATCCAACTTCGCTCTAGACTATCGGGCTATTCTTGGCTCGATTGTTGCTGGCGTGTTTGGCTACGCGAGCCCTAAAAAGTAATGAGCGCGGTAGATATTGCGGCAATCGCCGTAGGAATCGTTACAGTCCTTGGCGGAGTGGCTACGTATCTACAATTCTTGGTTAAGTATTATCTTGCCGAGCTCAAGCCCAATGGCGGTTCATCGATCAAAGATCAAGTTAATCGATTAGAAGCGCGTGTCGATACCATTATCGAATTACTAGGTAAGTAACACTTTACCTATGGCTAAGAAAAAGGTCATAGACCTAGACACTTACAATGCTCTTGATGCATACGCTATTTCTATGCATGAGTTCTATAAGTCTCTGCGTCGCGCCGGATTTGCTGTCGATCTCTGTCTTGCAATCATTACAGACCGAGGCGCCTATCCTGACTGGATCTTGCCATCGATCCCCGACCGAGTGGATCGCCTACCCTACGAGGACGACGACGAGGATTAATGAAGCGCATTGTCATAGTGAGCGACCTACAGGTTCCCTTCCACGATAGACACGCAGTTAAGAATCTAGCCAGCTTTATCAGTAAGTTCAAGCCGCACGAGGTAGTAACCATCGGCGATGAAATTGATTTCAATACGATCAGCAAATGGTCAGAAGGGACTCCCGAGGCCTATGAACAGACTCTTGGAGATGATCGCGATGAAGCTGTTCAAGTCCTTTACGACTTACAGGTCACGCAGACCATAAGGTCGAATCATACTGATCGCCTTTACAATCAGATCATGAGAAAGATTCCCTCATTCCTATCTTTGCCCGAGTTACGCTTTGAGAAGTTTATGAGATTTGATGAGCTTGGGATTACCTTTCATAAGAAGCCATATAACATCGCGCCTAACTGGATTGCAGTTCATGGGGATCATACCCCTATCAAGTCACAAGGGGGTCTCTCAGCCCTTGAAGCGGCCCGTAGACACGGCAAGAGCGTCATCTCGGGTCATACCCACAGGGCAGGGCGTTCGTCCTTCTCAGAGGCCTCAGGGGGCCGTATAGGCCGTGTCTTGCATGGCGTAGAAGTAGGTCATTTAATGGACTTTAGCAAGGCCAGTTATACGAAAGGGTCTGCCAACTGGCAACAGGCCTTCGCCATCATGTATGTGGACGGAAAGAACGTCCAAGTCGATCTTATCTACATCGAGAAGGATGGGACATTCGTAGTCTCAGGCAAGCGCTATGGACGACCTAGATAACGATCTAGACAGGTCGATCGATGACCACATAGACGATGCAGAATCGTTACCATTTCGTTATCTAAATATCCTTGACCTAGGCTAGCGATCTGCCATGATTGTCTTATGAACGAAGGGCGTTCATAGAAAAGGGCAAAAAAATGGCACTATTTCAGATCAACCGCAGCGAATGGATTAGCTTAGATCAGCAGTATCGTATCCAGTATTTTACTTATCGCGGCGGCAAGAGCGAGTGGGTTATCTCTCGCAAGGATGGCAAGTATTTCTCAGCCATGACATCAGCTACAGATTTAGAATCTGCTAAAAGCAAGTACCGCGAATTCCTGGGTGCTTGATGTTTGATTCAGCATTGCAGGATTTAGTGGCAATTATCGCCATATCTGCACTATGGTTCCACTTAGGCCGAATGGTCGGCATTCGCGTTGGTTATCTTAAAGGGCGTAAAGCTGTAAGAGATTACTACGCATCTAAAGAAAGGGTTAAAGTGTGAAAGCAAGTGATTTCCTCAACGAAGCAAAGGCAACAATTCAAGATCGTGGAATGGACTACGGACACCCGTCGGACAATATGTCCCGAACCGCATGCCTATGGTCAGCATTCTTGCAAATGCCTGTTACTGACTATCAAGTGGCATCATGCATGGCATTGGTCAAGCTCGCACGAAGCATGGAGTCTGCAAAGGTCGATACATACATCGACGCTGCAGCCTATCTTGCAATAGCTGGACAACTACACACAGAGGAGAATGAGCTTTATGTTTAACCTAGAAGATTACGAGACAGTAGAAGAAAGACTAAGCAAGTTTTGGAAAGATCATCCCGAAGGCAGAATTGAAACTAAACTAATAGTCAATACTCCAACGCAGTACATTGTTTGGTCTGCTATCTACAGAGATTCTGCAGATGTCCAGCCATGGGCTACAGGACTAGCTGAGGAAACAGTGCAAGGGCGTGGCGTGAATAGCACCTCAGCCCTAGAGAACTGTGAGACGTCAAGTTTGGGACGCAGTTTAGCCAATGCCGGATATGCAACAAAGGGCAAGCGAGCAAGCCGTGAAGAGATGACAAAGGTAGTCAAGGTAAATGAAGTAAAGGCCACGATCGAAGAGACAAAGGCCAAGATGGCGCAGACATCGGGCGAATACATTCCCGTAGTGAAAGAGGATGATCCATGGACTATCAAGCCAGCGACTATGCCGCCCACAATGGGGGAAGCTGTTGCGACGGTGAAAGAGATTATTGGCGGCCAAACAGAGAAGGACATCCCGAGATGCCCACATGGCGACATGATTTGGAAAACTGGGCAATCGGGCGCCGGTAAGGCATGGGGCCATTTCAAGTGTCGCAATGCTGTGACAGGCGAGCTAACACGATGCCCTAAAGGTGAGGATGTTATTTGGTATGAGATCAACAAAGAAGGCGCATGGCAACGACAGAAGGCGAGAGTCTAATGGGACGCTTACAGTTTCAGAATCAAGATGGTGAGTGGGAGTCATTTCCAACAGATGATGAGATTCAACGATCCAAGGAAGTCCAAGCAATCTTAGAAGAATTCACATTTATGACACGGTGCTGTTTATGTAATGATTCAATACCAGTATCAGAGATTAAAGTAAATCTTACTAATAAGGCGTGGTCATGCAGAAAGTGTCACGCGGTCAATGGCCTCACAAAGCCGTAAATACAGAGGATTCTCAACCGAGCGTGTGGTCGCACGTTACCTTTCGGAGTGGTGGCCACATGCAGACATCGGTAGAGGGGCTGGAAAAGATATAACACATGTCCCGTTCGACATGGAAGTTAAGGCTAGATCGGCGTTCCAGCCTAAGGCGTGGATCGATCAAGTCACCAAAAGAGCTAGCAAGTCCCAAGACTTGCCCATCGTGGTGTGTCGCTTAAATGGTCAAGGAGAAAGTAGTCCACAAGACTATTTGGCCTTCATGCGGCTTGGTGATTTGGTCGATCTATTGCTGAAGTCAGGTTACGGGGATTTTACGGGTGATCTTGCTACACTAGAGCCACAAAGATGCAAGATGTGCGGCGCATGGGCGTTCACACCGCTATGCAGGACGTGTGAGGTTGATCCCGATGCCAACTTATGAGTTTGAGTGTGACAATGAGAAGTGCGAAAGCAATGCACGCATAGAAGAATGGCTAAGCATTACAGAGCCTCATGACCTAGAGTGTCCATTCTGTCATTCACCTATGCATAAGGTCTATTCAAGCGTAGGTGTCAGCTTTAAGGGAAGTGGATTCTATTCAACCGATAATAGATAAGTGTGATGTACTTCACACTCTATCAATGTCCGAATTGGGGTAGTTTAATATGATTCATCCTCTTGACAGCCGTGTTACTCTCAGGCGAGAGCCCTTCAGGGGCTCAGCACGCGCCCGTAAGGGCAGAGCGCGAGTGGTCGCCTTCGTTATTGGGACAGCTCTATTCATGAGCATAGCCCCTGTATCTCAGGGATCAATAGATGCCACTAAAGAGATCAAGTACGCTAAACAATTAGCTGATTACCAACTAACAGAGAAGCAAGAGAAATGTCATCATGAGATCGTCTATCGAGAGAGTCGCTGGAATTACAAAGCCATTGGTAATCTAAGCGGCACTAAGAGAGTATATGGGCTCTATCAGATGAAAACTGAGAGCCTAAAGAGAAGTAGTGCTATCACACAGTTTTGGATGTACTATCACTATGTAGGACGTAGGTATGGATGGACTGAGTATGAAGATCCTAACTACTGTGGTGCACTGCATCATCTAAAGACTAAAGGATGGCAATGAGTACTAAGCGCGGTGATCCTCGTGGCACGAGGGCATATAAGAAGCGCAGGTTAGAGGTGTTACAAAGGGATCAATGGTCATGCTTCTATTGCTCGCAACCAGCGACAACTGTGGATCACATCATTCCTATAGTTAAAGGCGGTGATCCTATTGCATACGATAACTTGGTCAGTTGTTGTGCAAGGTGTAACTCACGCAAGGGAAGCAGGTCTGAGGGCGTTTTTTTAGCACAACAGGCCACCCCCCCTGTCTTTCCTGCCTTCCTCTCTCCGATGCAGTCCAAAGTTCACCGAGACAGTCCATTTCAGTCCAACATCAACCCGATTGATGGCGAGTAATGGCCGAGCGTAAAAAAGTCTTACGAGGGGCAACCAAACCACGGCTTCAGTCAGTACCTTTGAAGGGCAAAAGCAAGGTCGATGACGTCAAAGAGATTGCGCGTATCCTAAAACAGGAGCTATTGCCTTATCAGGAATACGTTCTCAAGGACATGCTGACAGTTGATAAGAATGATCGTTTCGTGCGTAAGTTTTCGCTGTTGCTCATATCGAGACAAAATGGAAAGACGTTTTTGGCGCGTATGCTCATTCTGACTCACTTGCTCAAGTGGAATACAGACGTCCTGATCATGTCATCCAACCGCTCGATGGC